CCAGAGAACACCAAACTAGCGTCCACGCCCACCAAGTGACGCGACCCGGCAACATCAATCAACACGACGAACCTCCAACATCAAACAAACGACTCAAGCCTTCTTCGCAGCCGACTTCTTCGCAACCGAACGCTTCTCACCAGGAACCGCCGTAGCAGCCTCAACAGGCGAAGCAGCCCTCTCAACCGACGACCGCACAACAGTCGGCGCATCAGCAAACAAATCGGGACGAGCCTTCACAACAGGATCAGAAGAATCCCAAGCCTCATCCACGGCAAGCCGAACCTTCACACCATCAAGAAAAGTCGAACCCGACTCCTTAACAAACACCAACATAACAACCCCTTTAACACAGTGATGGAAAAACCGAAACCCGGCAGGGGAGCCGAAACCCCCCTGCCAGGCAACCAACCCAACGAATCAGGTCGTGATGTTCTTGAGCTTACGGAAAGCGTTGGCAACGACCACGCCTGAACCGAAGCGGGCGTAACCGTAAAGGCCACGCTGTCCGGTCGGACGCTGATTAGCGCCCATCAGGTGAGGAATCGTGTCCAGCGTCATACCGAGACGCTGCGCCAGAACGAAGTTCTGAGTGTCACCAAACACCAGAATGTCCTGACCGTCAGTAGCCGACCACGCCGGAGCATGATCGGTCAGGATGACAGGCTTGCCATTCAGGAGCGTGATACCATCACGGGTCTGATCGACGGTGAAACGGCTAGTGGCCGTACCGGAACCAAACGCACGGATCTCGTTCTCGACATCCACGTTCATGATCCACTGACCAGCCGCACGGAAATCTTCCGGCGTACCAGCATACACAGCATCAATGTCAGCAGCGACAAACGTGTTGTCAGTCGCAACGTCAATCGTAGTCGTGGCACCCGTGAAGATACCAGTCGTGTTCGGCGTCGAACCGTCACCCACAGCAAGCTGGTTCGCAACGAGGTAAGTGTAACCCTGTGCAAGCACACGGCCCATCTCACTCGCGAAACCAGGATAATCCATTCCAACCTCAATCGAGTAAGGAATGAAAGCCTGCGGCTTCTCAGTCTTAATGGTCGGCTGTGCCAGAGTGACACTGTCGTCCGAAACCTGAGCAGCCTCAGCATCCATGCTCCATGCAGCCTGAGCCGCCGAAACACCCTTCCACTCGTCATTGGTAATCGCCTCAACGCGAGCAGCGTTAATCAGCGGATTGCCGGTCTGACCGTTAGTGATAAGAATGGTCGGATCAATGATGATCGGAACACCGAAACCACCAGCAGAGTCCGTACCGATGTTCTGGGCACGGGCCTCGGAAACAGCTTGACGCTCTTCGTGGCTCCACTCGTCCGAACGACCCGAAAGGCCCTTCACGAAAGCCGACTCGTAAGCAGGCTTCGACTGTGCAACGAGCGCACGGGCAACCTTCTCACCGTCATAGCTACGGGTCTTACCGGCGCTGATAGCAGCCTCCAGAGCATCCGCACGGGCGTCACCAATCGAACCGAGGTAGCTGTCGTCAGCCTTCTCGATCGCACGCATCGCCGCTTCACGGATCTCGCCAGCCGAAGCCGAACGAGTATCAACATCTTCCGACTTAGCAGCCTCACGAATGAACGCAGGAGCAGCAACCGGAGCAGTCTTAGCACCCAGAAGCGCCTCACGGGCCTCCAGCTTGGCGAGACGGGCACGACCCTCAACAACGAAAGCTTCGCCTTCGTTCCAGAGAGCCTGGTCCTCGTCGGTCAGGCTACCATCGGCAGCACTACGGGCATCGACAGCAACGAGCGCTGCTTCGACGTAAACAAGTTCAGCAGCAAGTTCGCTGCGCTGTTCAATAGACATATTCTTCAATTCACCTTTCCAGTGAAAGTTTACGGAGGAACGCTGATCGCTCCCCACGCTGGCTCACTGAGGTGACAGGATCGTCGGCGTCAGTGTCATCAGTTGAGGTGCCAAGAACGGCGGCGTCAACATCAACTACGTCGAGCAAAATGGCCCGACCGATCTCTTCGATAAGCGCTGCACGCTCATCCTCAGGCAACGTAGCCAAAATGCTACGCACACCCACACTCGCACCCGCATAAGCAGGAAAAACAACAGGACCGACCTCAAGCAACGACACCTCACGCAAAGTACGCATAGGAGTCTCACGCGACTCATCCCAATCATCACGCATCACCTGGAACCGGAACGACATACCATCCACAGCACCAGAAGCAATAGCCTGACGAATCGGCTCCACCCGAGCATTATCATGCAGACGGGCACGCACAAACAAACCATGATCGTCCGAACGAATATCCTCAATCGACCCAATCGGCACCGACCCAGTAGCAGGATCACGACCATGATCGAACTGCAACACCGGAGTACGCTCCGACAAAGTCTTATTGAACGCACCACGATCAATCACTTCATCAAAACGGCCCTCATGTGAATCGATACGGGTCGCCTGATTAAAGACAGCCCCATACCCCTCAAGAGTGAACCCGTCGTCGCCAAAATCGCGTGTCTCAAAAGACACAGACCGTTCAGCATATTTCGGAGCCTTAAACATCATCTTCCTCACCATCAAGTGTATCGTCATCAGAATCGTTTACATCATCATCACTATCAGCAACGCCATCATCATTAGCGTCCATAGGCTGCAACTGCACCGACGCCCGACCAGTATGAATCAGACCCGAAAGGTCACCAGCCACAACACGCGCAACCGTATCCTCGGGATCGAACCCAGAGTCCACAGCAGACCGAATAGTTGCCATCTGCGACTGCAAAATAGCTGCCTGGTCCAACGCATCTTCCTGCAAGAACTGGACGTTCGACAAATCCGGCGACAACACAATGTCGCCACCAGCACGCGGCGGAGCCAACACCGACAACGCATCACACAACGACCAAGCGTGCGGAGTCAACCAGCCATCAGCCAACAGACGACGAGCAGACGAAAAGTTACCGGCATTCAAAGACGACCCAGACAACGAATCGCGTGTCCCCAAAATCGCAGCAGGAATACGGGACCGCATCGCCACCGCAACCTCAATACTGCCATGCAACCCATCAAACCCGATCTTCGAGAAATCGGTAGACACATCCCGCACATCCGTAACATTCGAGAGAAAAAGGTTCTTGAACGCATTGGACGTACCACCATACGAAGCGTTCATCCGCTCCGAAGCAGCCGACAACTCCTCGTCCTCCAACCCCTCAGACAAGAACACCAACGACGGCACAGTGCCACGCTCGAAGAACTTGGATTGATGGTCGACAATCTGGCTCTCCAACGCCGCCTCAGCAGTCAAAGAAGCAACCCAAGACTCGCCACGCCACGGAGCAGCCGGATCAGGCTCAGGCATCCAATGAGCAAACTCGCCAGGCAGATAGGCAACCCGGCCACGCACCTCATTGCGATCCTCATTAGGATTATAAACAATCCCAACCACCGTCGCATCAGGCGGCATAAACGAAACATCACCATCCCAAGCAGGAGCCATATCAGACCCCAACACAAACGTCACACGGGACGGGTCAAGACGATGACGGGCACCACCCGCACCACGAACAACGAAGGCGTTACCGGCATAAGCGACATCCTGCTCCAACCGCATCAACAGAGTCGTCCGACCCGGCGCATTCAACGCCCGCAAATCGCGAGTCTGCCCGCCATGCGACCCGTCATGCACCGAAGTAACAGGCTTCGACCAGTCAGCGTGCCGGAAACGGACCTGCGACATCAACACCGAACGGGCATACACCGCAGCCGGAATCACACCAGACTGCTTATGCACCTTCGTCACCAACTCAGTGAACGTCCCATCAGCACGATCAGGAGCCGAACCACCAATAGTCGAAGCGACAGCATACGTCGTCCCATTGTAGGTTACGGATTCCTGACGGCCACGCTCAACAGACGGCGGAATCAACCTGTCAAGAAATTTCATCTAGTTCGACCCCACAACCGTCAGATATTGCCACACATAGCTGGCCGAGACACAAGCCACGCCACAAAACACGAAACAAAGCGGCACAGACCACATAGCTAATCCTAGCGCCATGAGAACCATTCCACACACTGCCAAAACTATCCGCAATATCGCTGAAATCCTCATTTGCCAACCTTCACTTTCCACAACTTCCACTCAGACAAAAACCTGTCATTCTTCGACGAATTACACGACCGGCAAGCAGGCACAAAGTTGCCGATGCGATGCCCACCACCCTTCGCTACCGGGACGACGTGATCCATCTCCAGATTGTCGTCCTCCACGCCACAGTAGGCACAGCAGCCACGGTAACGGGCCGCCACACGCTCCCACTCGCCCGGCA